ACGAAGCTAAAAGATTATGGACTCTAGCTATAACTAATAAAAAAGCTACGGCTATAGTTATAGTTGCTGTTATAGTTATATATCACTTAGCTACTAAATAAATTATATTCAATTCAATGCAGCTAAGTAAACATTTTAAATTAGAAGAGTTTACCAAATCAATGACAGCTACCCGTAAAGGTATAGATAATAGTCCAGGTTCTGGTGATATTAAAAATTTAGAAAACGTATGTTATGAAATTCTGGAACCGGTTAGGGCACATTTTGACAAGGCTATAATGGTGACCTCGGGCTACAGGTCCGAGGCGCTGTGTGAAGCGATCGGCAGCAAAAAAACGTCACAACATGCAAAGGGCCAGGCGGTTGACTTTGAAATAGGTGGTGTACCAAATATTAAGATTGCCTACTGGCTTTCTAATAACGTAGATTTTGATCAATTAATACTAGAATTTTATAATCCAGATGATCCAGCAGGGGGCTGGGTGCATGTTAGTTATAATGAAAAAGGGTCTAATAGAAAACAGATTCTCACTTTCGATGGTAAACATTACGAAAATGGACTACCAAACATGGAATGGAAAGATGGTAAAGTACTAGTTTAATTAATAATTTTTGATATAACTAATAAAATGTTAATTACTCCTTTTGTTGATTGGATTATAAAAATAAACATACCAGAAATCGATAATAAAAAAATTTTAAATTCTCTTAAAAAATTAGAATACAATAATGTTTATGAGGATAATCGACCAGGTTCTCAAATATCTACATCTTATAATATATTAGATATTATTGATAATGGTTCTTTTATAAAAAATATTTTATTACAAAAAATAAATGACGCACTTGAAAAATATTCATTTGAAACTAAAGTAAAATTAGGAATAATTTGGAGTGCTAAAACACCTTTTGAATCGTTTTCTGATTATCATTGGCACACTAATCATTGGTTAAGTGCAGTATATTATCCACAAGGAACCACAGAACATCCTAATTATCTTGGTTTTAGAAAAAGAAAATTAGATAATTGGTATACTTTGTCTACAGAAAAAAACTTAAAACCTTGGACTCAAGAAAAATATGTTTTAACTACTGTAGCTGGTGATTTAGTTATTTTTCCTACTTGCTATGAACATAGAATTGAGATAAATAATTCTTTTAAAAACAGATTCTCAATTGCAATGGTATGTATGCCCGTTGGAAAAATAGGAGTGGGAGATGGACAAAATTATTTATAATGATTAAAGCTTTTGAAGTTTCCTGTCCAATATTAAAAGATGTTTTTCCTGAACATGAAATATTAAAAAATTCTTTATATAATAAAATAAAAAATACTAAAGATGTAGGGTGGTTTAATCACAAAGATGGTTATAATGATAGGATACATCGAACTGACTGGCCAATAGCTGATGATTTTAAAAGAGAATGGGTAAAAGAATTAATACAACCCTTATATAATCAATTAAATAAATTTGCTTTAACTTTAGGGAATACAAACGTTATAATTAATAAAGTGTGGTACCAAACTTATAAAAATAATCATATTCATAATTGGCATACTCATCATTCTAATTTTACTGGAGTATATTATCTTAAAATGCCTACTATTAATACAAGTACATATACACAATTTTTATATCCATCTTCTTTAGAAAATGCTTTTTCAATAGAAGTACAAGAAGGGGATATGGTTTTTTTCCCCGCATATTTTATTCATCGTTCACCATCTTTACAAAGTAAAGAAGATGAGGAGAAAGTTATAATATCTTGGAACTTAGATTTTAATAGAGTAGCTGAAAAGTATACTAAAGATAAAGATTCTAAAATTATATTAAGTTAAATGAAAATAAATATTTTTTCTATTCCTCTTTACGCAACTACTATTGATGTAAATGAAATAAGAATAAATCATGTAGATTTTGTTAACACGTGGTTATCTAAGACTGAAAGTTCTCACAATTTTAATAATGAGGTATGTCCTGATTCAACAAAGTATTTATTAAAAAATGTTTCTGATCTTATTTCAGAAGATATTGGAAAACCACATAGACTTCATTTAAAAAACATTTGGGAAAATCATTATAAAGAAAACGATTATCAAGATAAACATATTCATCCTATGTCTCATTTTTCATTTATTATTTATAAAAAGATTTCAGAATCTAATACTTTGTTTTTTCATCCTGCTGAAAAATTATTACAATCTTATTATGAAAATATGGAATTGCCTATTTTTATGGAAAATTTTAAACCAGATTTAAAACAAGGCCAATTGTTGGTCTTCCCTAGTTTCTTAGAACATATGGTATTAAAGCATAACCATTCTGAAACAATTGCTGGTAATATACTTATAGAATTACTTGAAAAAAAAAGTTAACCCATTCTTAAAACTATTGCGCTCTAGATTATGGGCTCCGAAAGTGGTACAATCGAAGAAATTGTATAACCGCAAAAAGGAGAAAAAAAAGGAGAAACATGGCTATCAAACACAGGATTAAATTTAAGGCAGCAATGGGAAGAGCAGCTTTTAGTGAGACTACATCACAAGCTCCAAGCACCAAAAATCAAGAAGAGTATATAGGAAGCCATATACAATCAGAAATTGATGGAAAGTATGTCTCCAATAAAAGTTATGAGAAGTACTATGGAGAATTTTTAAAAGGAGTTAAAAAACGTGTATAAAAAAATGCTACTTGGTGGTCTTTTAACTAAAGGTATAAAAGCTGGGGTAAAATCAGAGCCTTTCAAAAAATTTAGAAAAAAGGCAATGGAAGAAACTAAAGCTTTATACAGAAAAGCTAAAAAGCTTGATCCGGATAGAGCTTCTTTTAAAGATAAAAAATTTATGAGAGGTCTAGAAAAATTAGATGCTCAAAAAGCTAAAGGCTCAAAACTTATGGATATGACACAATTTGTAATAACCACAGCAAGAAAAGATGGTAAAAAACCAATTGTAAGAGAAATGAGAAAATCAAGACGTTTACTTGCTGAGTATGGAAAAAGTCTTAGTAAAAAAGCAAAAGCTATGATGCAGAGAAAGTTATCAAAGAAGAAGGTAAATTAATATGGCAACATCAGGATCTACATCATTTAATCTTAGTATTGATGATATTATTCAAGAAGGTTATCAAAGATGTGGGGTTAGAACTAACTCAGGATATGATCTTAAATCTGCAAGAACAAGTTTAAATTTGCTTTTTGCTGAATGGGGTAACAGAGGCATTCATCTTTGGAAAGTTGAATTAGACGAATCACAATTAGTGGAAGGACAAGCTGCTTACACAGTAGCAACTGATGTTAGTGATATCTTAGAGGCTTTTATTTCTACGTCAGCAGCTTCATCTAATTCTACAGAAACGGAAGATTTATCTCTTACAAAAATTGATCGTTCAACTTACGCTGCAATACCAAATAAATATTCTAAAGGATCACCTTCACAGTATTATGTTTCTAGACAAACAACACCAGTAATTTATTTATATCAAACTCCAGATTTAAATAATTACACTTATATAAAATATTATGTAATTAAAAGAATTGAAGATTCAGGTAANTATACAAACACTGCAGATGTAGCATATAGATTTTTACCATGCATGACTGCAGGTTTAGCTTATTATCTTGCCATGAAAATTAAACCAGAACTTGTACAACAAAATAAATTAATTTATGAAGATGAATTGAAAAGAGCACTTGAAGAAGATGGTCAAAGAGCTTCAACTTTTGTAACGCCTCAATCATTTTATCCGAGTGGAGTTTAATTATGGGAAAATTTGCAACAGGAAAACAATCATTAGCAATTTCTGATAGATCAGGAATGGCTTTTCCATATGAAGAAATGGTTAAAGAATGGACTGGTGCATTAGTTCATTATTCTGAGTTTGAACCAAAGCAACCACAAATACGTAGAAAAAGAGTAACCGCAGATGCAATTGCATTACAGAACCCAAGAGTTCAAAAATACCAACAACCGCAGGTCATGTCTTCATTAAATCCAACGTTTGCTCCTAACGATGCGTCTATTGTAGCTTCGGGTGGAATAACTGTTTGTATTGCAAATTTAGATTTACCTGGAGACTTTGCATTTAAAACACAAGAATTTAAGATTACAAGAGATGGAGTTACTGAAACACTTTATAGTATGATTCCAGAAAATCCTTCCTTACAAAATAGAAGAAGAGAACTTATTCCAACAATAGGAAAAGTAACAGTGAGTATTACATAATGGCAATAACACATTCAAATTTTTTAACAGAAGTAAGAAATTATACAGAGGTAACTTCTACAGTATTAACTGATGCAATAATAGAAGATTTTATTAGAAACGTTGAGTTAGACATAGCTGGTAAAGTTGATTATGATGACTTAAGAAAGTATTCAACTTCTAATTTTACTAAGGATAATAGATATGTATCTATGCCTGCAGATTGTATGATTATAAGATCTGTACAGCATATAGCATCTGGTGGTGATAGAACTTTCTTAGAAAAAAGAGATACTAGTTTTATATCTGAATATAACAACGAAGGAACAACAGGAACTCCTAAATATTGGGCTAATTGGGACGATTTCACTATACTATGTGCACCAATACCAAGTGCAGCAGACACTATACAAATTAATTATATAATTGACCCACCTCATTTTTCCTCATCTTTACAAACCTTCTTAGCAAAATATCAAGAATCCATGTTATTACATGGTGTCTTAGCTGAAGCTTTTAGGTTTTTAAAAGGACCCGACAATCTATACAATCTATATTCTACCAAGTATAATGAAGAGATACAAAATTTTGCCTTACAACAAATGGGCAGAAGAAGACGTGCGGAGTATGATGAAGGTGTTCCAAGAGTTAAAATACCATCACCGTCTCCAAACAATTAATTAATTATAAAGGAGGCCAATATGGCAATAACAACAAATGCAATTTG